ATTAGGAATCAACATATACATCGACGCGCCGATCCAGGGAGAGTTCATCAGAGTGTCTTGCACTGGTCGTAAGTATGCAGACATGCACTTCCTGAACACACGCATCGATCACGTAGACAAGGTCAACGAGGTGACTCTCAAGAATACAGTGTTTGTTACACGCGAAGTTCTTGACGCGAAAGTATTGGATCTCAAGAGACACTCGCAGTACTTCGAGTACCAGAGGCATGACAGTGTTATTACGTATGTCCGTACACTCGATGGGACATTCCGTGTACGCAGTGAACACTCGGACTTCGTGCACGAGCAAGAACGTAAGTATGGATTCGATGAGGGCAAATTATGCGACGTACGCGATGCCGAGCTCAGCGAGTTCATCCGGTCTGGTGTCAGATTCAACACTCACGTCGACTTCATCGATACATCTCCGTATGCGCGTATCACAGACGAAGAGATTACGGAGGGCATCCGAGACTACAAGGAAATCGACATGGAAAAGGCGTACAAGAACTACTGGCGCAGCCGGTTCTATAACGGCATCGTCGTCAAGATTACGGATTTCCGCCAGACAGACAAGATCGAGGGAGAAGGCTATTACCTGATTACCGATGTCGTGCTGGTTGGCAAGTTCAAAGAACTCGACGCGAAGTTGGGGTATATTTACATGGACGACTGCGTCTACACAAAGCCAGAACTGATGTTCTTGCTCGACCAGGGGTGCTCTTTCCGCGTACTCGCAGGAGCATGGGGATCGTCGGTTGACTTCAGATTCGATGACGACGGGTGGAACGAGAAGGAAGGAAACATTAAGCTGTACGCAAAATGGGTAGGTAAGAAGGCCGCCCGCTATGACCGCGCAAGCCACTTCATCAGCGGTCCACTCAAGTTCCTGAATCATGTTGCGTCTTGCGTAAAAGACGGGACTGCCCGTATCCTCGAGTCGGGTGAGCTTTATGTGACATACGACGCAGAGAGGTCTGACCACTTTGCACATGGTGCAGGTTACATTACAGCGCACACCCGGATCCAGGTATACGACCAGCTTCTCGCGATGGAGACAGACAAGGTGATCCGCGTAGCATCGGATGCAATCTATTACATCGACCACGAGTTCGAGAAACTCGGCGTGTTCCGCGAACAAAAAGAACTCATGAAGGTCAACTTCGCTGGAGCTCACTATGTTGGGGTGGACAGATACAACGGAACGGCCGAAGAACTTGCGCCTGCCCGCGTCTATAACAAGATTGAGTATCACGAAGGACCAGGCGGATCGGGCAAGACTCATTACAATCTGCATGACAAGGGCCTCGTCCGCGTGTTATACGTGGCACCGACACATAAGCTGGCCCGCGCAAAGTACAAGGAAACTGGGGCACGGTGTGTTGTGCTCGCGAGGCTGTGTAGCCCGAACCCAGAAAAGTGGAGCTCGCTTTCAAAGTATTACAATGTTATTGTAGTGGACGAAGTATCCATGATGTCCCTCAATTCGCAAGAAATCATCCTCAAACGATTCCCTAATCACCGGATCCTGTTTTGCGGCGACATGTGCCAGCTCCCGCATTTCGATGATTCTGGAATCAAGGTTCCTGGGTTTGACCCGTCTTGCGCAGCAAAGATTCCACATACTCAGAACTATCGAGTCGATAAGGGAGACCATCTGTTGACGCTGTTAAACAAGATGCGAGAAAATATTGACGTGCAAGGATATGCCCGCGAGATTGCGTGCGAGTTCAAGCAGATGTCGGCAAAGCGGCTTGTCGAAAACTACAGGGCAGAAGACATGGTTCTCGCATACGCAAACTCGACGAAGAACCGTATTTCAGATGCAATCAAGGCGCGGCCGGAAATCCAGAACAAGTGGATCGTGACAGAGAAGAACGCGAAGTATTGCAACGGAGACATCGTGATAGGCGCAAAGCCGCAAGCAACGTGCGAGATCAGACATGCATTCACAGTCCACTCGGTTCAGGGAGAAACGGTAGAAGGTACGTTGTACTTGTGCAACGAGATTCTTGTGGACAATCGGCTTGCGTACACAGCATTCAGCCGGGCCCGCCGATACAGCCAGATTTACATGCTAATTTAAAAAAAAAATAATGGCGTCACGAAATTCTTTTTTTATGGCCTCGCATATCCAAGTATTACCTTGCGGCCGCGAGACACAAGTTCGTGTCCAATGTAGTCTTTGTTGTCAGACGGCGGTAAGATTTGGTACTTGTAGTATTCTGGGATGTGCATCGCCTTCTTTATCGGGACAATCCCATTGGATCGTAGCCATCTGAGACTCGAACTTGTAGTCCACTTGTCGTCTGGAAATGCTACGTAGTGAAGCTTGTACTCATCCGAGTCTGCGCCAACTCCTATCGGGTATCCACCAGTCATCCGTCTCGGAGTCGGGACGCCTGACAGAACAACACGACCGCCCTTTGCGGCATACGCGGCCTTCGCGTCGGCAAGTAACTTTTTGTTATCCATCGGAGTTCCGTAAACTCGAGTCGGGGTAATGTCCATGGTGTTGAAAAACCCGGATCCCTTGCGCAAGCCTTTCATAGCATCCATGAGAACACGGAAGTCCGTGCGGCCATCAAAAGTTCCGCCCATCGCGCCTCCCTTCACCGTCTTTCTTGCGCGCTTGATGACGGCCTTCAGGAACTTCTTCGATGTGAGACCCTTTCCTGTAAATTTCTTTGACATTGCCGCCGCGAACTCTTCGTCCTTTGCACGTTCTGGATCGATGCCAATGTTCGTAAGAGCGCCTTCGACCAATGCAGGAACATCCTCGTCGTCCCATGGCTCGTCGTCTCCTCTGTGAGCTCTGTTGAGGTTTTCGAGGGCAGCTTGTAATTGCGGCGGCAGCGAACTTTTAACTATTTCTTGTGCTACCTTTGTTGCTTCTACCTTTTTGAGCAACTTCGCGCGATCTTGTATATCTTTCTCTGTAATGGCAGTCGCGTCCATTAGCTTTTCGATGACAGCAGGAATCGTCTGACCTGTGATTTCCGCTGCCTCACGGGATTTCTTCTGCGCGACAGTCTCCTTAGGCTTTTTTGGTGCCTTAGGTGCTTTAGGCGCTTTTGGAGGACGAGGCTGCGGAGCCGGCGGAGTAGGACGAGGTGGCAGCGGAGGAGGAACTGGAATGTTTGCAGACGGAAAGGAAGATGCCCATCCTTGCATAAATGGATCTGCCGCCGATGGAATGTTTCTCTGTACAGGAGCAGGCGGCCCGAGATCAGTCTGTACTTGTTCGGCAAGAGCCGCGATAAGAGCTTTATCGGCCTCACGTTCTTGATACAGTCTCTCGTTGTCCGCCTGTTGTTGTCGTACCTCGGCGAGCGCCGCAGATGTTGCTTCTCTCGCCTCAATTATATCCAGTAGGTCTTGCGGTACTCCCTCGAGCGCCGAAAACGATCGCGATAGCCGAGCAGATGCAGAGGCCTGATGTCTCCTTGCCTGCCTCGCACGTTCCTCTGCCATCCTTTCTTCGACTGTTAGCTCGCTTGGAGTAGCGTACCCAGACGGAGCGGCCGTAGAAGGAGCCGTAATAAACTGAGATGCAGACTGAACTGGAGTTCCTGGCTGGAGAATTGCAAATTCCGCTGCCCGTTCAAGACGAGCACGTTCCTTTCTTTCCGCATCCATTTGTGCATATTCGTCGAGTGCTTGCCTGTCGAGTGCTGCCTCAATCTGCGGTGCATACATAGACCGATAAAACTGAGCCTTCCTCTCGCTTTCTTTAGCACGGGCTGCCGCCTGTGCAAGACGAGCACGTTCCTTTCTTTCCGCGTCCATTTGTGCATATTCGTCGAGTGCTTGCCTGTCGAGTGCTGCCTCAATCTGCGGTGCATACATAGACCGATAAAACTGAGCCTTCCTCTCGCTTTCTTTAGCACGGGCCTCTCGCTCGAGTCTTAGTCTCTCTCGTGCAAGTGCAAGCTGCGTCTCCTGTTGATTTCGATATACAGCCGCGATATGAGCTGCTTCTGAACTACGCGGATCGCGATTTCGCATGTCTGCAATATTACCAACGAGGGCATCAGCGGCGGCCTCAGCAGCGGCTTGCCTTTCAGCGGCCTGTATACGCGGTCGGCGAAGAGACTTAGAAACAGCAACAGGAGGCCTTTGTGGACCACGTTGTTCACGCTCTTCTGCGAGTCTTGCAATCTCTAAAAGTCTCGCGTTATCAGGGTCTTCGCGAAGGCGTGCAAGTAGAGCATCCATGTCTGCCTGTTCAGCAGGGCCTACCGGTCCCGCGGAAGGGCCTACGGCCCTTCTACTACGCGGAGCGCCTGTTGGTACCTTGATTGCGGCTGGCGCCTCTGCTTCGATTTGGCGTACAAGTTCAGGGGCCGCCTCGAGTGCAGCTTCAACCACGGCCGCTGGAGCCGCTGGCGCTGCAGCAGCCGCAACAAGCTGGGCTGTAATCTCAGCAGCTCTGGCTCTGGCTGCATCCCTTTCAGCCTCAGGCAACGATAAGTCCATTGCGATTAATCTTTGACGACCTCTCTCAAGTGCGAGTTCATCACGATCCATAGGAGCAGCAGGAGCAGCTGGAGCCGCTGGAGCAGCTGGCTCTTGAAGAATTACTGCGTATATATCGTCTTCGTCTGCATCGATTACTCGAGGAGTCGAGCGTCCTGAAGTCCTGCGGCTTGATGCTTGAGAAATCGCAGGAGTAGTCACAGAAGACGCTGTACCAGGAAATCCACTCCTCTTAGGATCTCTCTCCTTCTCGAGCTGTGCCTGAAGTTTCCGTTGGAGCTGAAGCAACTCAGGATTGGTTGGATTGTCCGTAAGAAGATATTGTAGTTTCCCGAGATCAATACGAAGATTCTGTACTCGTTTCGCGTGTCTGTCACGATCGGCTGGAGTCCACCCTGCAACTTCAGGAACAGCAGAAGCAGCGAGAGTACCCGAAGTTGCAACAGGCTCGTCAACAAATCCTGGAACATGGAGCACGACCGTCCCGTCTGATTTTACTTTCAGCGAGACTTTGTCCTTCTTGTCCTTCCGGAACCCAGTCTTAGCGCGCTTTACAAGCTCGATGAACTTCTGCCCGTCCTCCGGTATTACGTTAATAAACTCTGTCCTGAGACGCGCGTCGTCACGAGGACCAAGAATCCGTTCTCCGATTGGACCCCTCTTCGGCGCCCCCATCGCGTCGATAAAAGCACGCGCCTGGTCCTCGGAAATCGTCTTCTTGTAATCCCGCTTATACACAAGCCGGGCACGCTGAAGAGCAAGAGAATCGATGTTAGACCTGCGCGACATAGGCTTGATTGTAGAGACTGTCGGCAGATCAGAAACGCGCGTTCCTAATTTCTTCCTTGGCCTCCCAACTGGGGCTTTTGGCCCCGCCTTTGGGACTTTTGGGACTTTTGGTCCCGCAGACTTCTTTTTCGGTGCCATTTGTTTTTTGCATATATACACAAACGAAAAAAAAATGCGCTTATCTCCGTTTTTTAGCGCTTTCGCCGCCGGCCGCCGACAAGTCCGGATCCAGAAGGTCCGCCCATCTTAGACATAAGTGCAGTTAGTCCCATGAGCCCACCGGGCAACATGAGAAGTGGAAGGAATCCACCCTTTTTCGTTGATTTTCGCTTCGGTGGCATATTTCAGGCCCGTTGAAGTGCGTTTTTTTGTTTTGTTGCTATTGATGCGTGAGATTTTTTTTTCAAGGCGGACTGTACTTGTGGATGACAACGTAAACGTACGAAGAGCCAGAGCTCGACGTAAATAGGACACGAACCATGTAGAACGGGTGCGTATTGTCAAAATCGGACGCAATCGTGAAGTCTATTTGACCGAACGAGCTCTGGAAGTAGAAATCGTTCGACGTGGTGCTCAGGATCATGTTCTGCCCTGACGGAAACGACCCTCCGAAGATCGAAAGAGCTTGAGCATACACGCCATTACGCGCAGTCGGTTGTCTCATCATTATCTCGTTACCCGTCGGGTTCCATCCGATGATTACGTACGAATCCGCGTAGAACCCAGCTGTCTCGTTGTTAACACTTCGTAAGAACGAAATATACGTAGCTCCTTCACCGGCCGGACCAGGCGGACCTTGTGGACCCTGTATTCCCTGGATACCTTGGATGCCTTGAATTCCCTGGATGCCCTCTGGAATGGTGAAGTCGAAGACAGCCGCCGAACTGGTGCCACTGTTGATAACTGATGCGGATGTTCCAGGTAGACCTGTAGTAGTGGTACCAGCACTGATAGTTGCTGCGATACCGGCACTGCCTGCTGCTCCTTGGATTCCCTGTTGACCTTGGATTCCTTGGAGACCTTGGTTGCCTTGTACCCCTTGGAGACCTTGTTCTCCTTGTAGACCTATCGGTCCTTGCGGTCCAATAGGTCCTTGAATTCCTTGATCTCCTTCTGGACCCTGTGGACCCTCTGGTCCTTGTGCTCCTTGTGGTCCTACTGGTCCCTGTGGACCTGGATCTCCTTGCGGACCTTGTGCTCCTGTAAGCCCAATAGGACCTTGGATTCCTTGAGGTCCCTCTGGTCCAGTGGATCCTTGCGGACCTTGTGGGCCTGGAGGTCCTTCTGGGCCTTGTGGACCCGCATAAAGCACACCGATCAGCAGAGCATGGTTATTCGCGAATCCGGCGAGTCCCGTTCCGCCTCCGTTGATGAACGTGACTGGGAACGACACGTACGAATTAGGCACGTTGATAGCAGGCTCGGTAAGCTTAAAATTCTGGTAATTCGCGCTCTGAGTGCGATCTTGCACGAGAACTGTCGATCCAGGAGTACACTGTTCCAATATACGCTCCACGTCATCACCGGAATCGTCGATATGGCTCAAGTACAAGAACGTTGCTTCAGTTTGGTCCACTGCATTCCATCTAAGGTGACGGGTCGTAGGAGGAGGAGACTGTGACGTTGTCTGCGCGACATATAACAAGATCGAACTCGACGATCCATTTTCACCGGCAGGACCTGTGTCTCCTATTGGTCCTTGGATCCCTTGTAGTCCTTGTGGTCCCTCTGGTCCTTGAGCGCCAACTGGGCCTTGAGGTCCTTGAAGTCCTTGTGGGCCTTGCGGGCCTTCTGGTCCTACTGGTCCTTGAGATCCAACTGGACCTTGGTCTCCCTGTGGACCTGGATCTCCTTGTGGTCCTTGAGCTCCTACGGTCCCTTGTGGTCCAAGAGGACCTTGGATTCCTTGTAGTCCTTGGTTACCTTGCGCTCCAGCAGGTCCAACGATTCCTTGTGGTCCTTGGATTCCAGGTATGCCTTGTGGGCCTTGCGGACCAGGAGGACCAACGATAACTGGAAATGTGCCGTTGTAAGTGTTCGCTGTGATAGAGTCAACCACGATCTCTTTCGCGTCTATGTGACCGAAGACAGGATTCAGCCATTGTTTATCTGTCACTGTTCCTGAATTCAGCGCACGAAGATCCATTTTTTTCTTTAGTACATACAACAAAAAAACGGCGATGGGGAATATTGTGACAAGCACGGCTGACATACTTGCCATTATAGGTGGCGCAACAACACTGTGTTTAGGTATCTTCGGTGCCGTTAGATACTCGCGGTGCAGGACCGTCACATGTTGCTGGAACGGGTGCATCCTACAAAATGAGCCGCCTGGAGCTCTTCCGCAATCGGACAAAAAAAAGAGCGAGGCTGTGCCAATCGATCCAACTGTTCCAAGAACTGACTCTGCCACGAGCATCGTGGTGCTCACTTAGGCGATGCGGCGGAGGTACCAGTTGTAAATCCTGAGGGTAACGGGGCCGCCTGCAGAATATACAACCAGGCAAGGAGAGAATAGCGGCTGCGTCGTGCGGTTTGGCGTATTCACGGGACTTGTCGCCGAACTGTTGACGACAACCGCATTCGACGTTCCGTTGATAGACGAAACGGTCGAAAACGAACCACTGATCGACGTAGAGTCAGATCCTGTGATGATGAACGTAGATCGTACATGGAACATCTGTAGCGTATCCGTCGACTGATTGGACGAAAGAATCGCATCGCAAAACGAGTCGGCGAGAGCCCAGTCGGTAGTCGAATTCCTGAACGTAAGACCGATGGCCACCGACGACGTGTTAGCAGGCGTTGTATCCTGGAACCACCCAGCGACGAAGAACTCGAATTGTGCAAGCGGGACAAACGCCGATGCAGGAACACTCGTCGAGCTGCGGCCAGTTGTGATTAACTGACGCGGAACGTCAACTGAGTTATTCGTCGGACCAGCGGTAAAGTACACGTACGAAGTCGCCGTATTCGGGAAGACGGTTCCAGTCTCCTCATCGCGTGTCTTGCTCTCTTCGGCCATCACGAGGTTGGCCCGGACAGTACCAACGACGGGATTCAACCATTGCTTAGATTCCACAGTCCCTGAGTTCAGCGAACGCAAATCCATTTTCTCTTTTTTGTTTTTATATTGGTACACTACGAAAAAAAAATAAGTCTCGGAATGGGTTCCTACGTTTTTTTATCGGAGCATCTTCGCAAGCTGCGCGCGAGTCACCTTTTTGCCGCCAACAAGGCGACCACCGACATTCCCGCCGACGAGGCCGTTACCGAACGACCGCACGAGGCCAGTGTTCCCTGGACCAGCAGCCGGCTCTGGGTTGATGATGGAGTTGAATGCACCGACAAACGGCGCCGTCTCAGGAGCAAGCATCGGAAGAATCTTCGACGCGATACCGGCGACAGGCCGAGCGATCGACATGAACGCGTTACGGAAATCGTCAAACCAGCCACCGCCGTAGAGGTCACCGGTGTTGTGATACGGGAGAGCCGGTTGCTCCTTCGACCGCAGGACGTCCTCGTTCGTGAGGATACCGACAGTACGCACGACATTCTGCTGAGCGATAGTCATCACGCCGACGCCGAACACAAGTACATTGAGACTGACGCCGTCCGGAAGTGGGAGCGGTTGGTACACGCCAGTTCCGTTTTCAATCCCAGTCTTGATGTTCCTGTACGTAACCTGCATTCGCAGATTGTACGATCCGCGAAGGCCGACGGCCTGATTAGCACGAAGCGGGATGTCCTCGCCGAAGTTCAGGCACAGCACAGAGCCGACATCGCGACTCCACTCGGTCCACGTCAAGTTCGTGTTGTTCTTCGCAGCAATGTTGTATAGATCGATAGCCTCGGCCGCAGCAAGAAGTGAGTCTCGGTTGTCGAACGAGATGTTAACCTTGTCGATCGACGCGTAAACGTCCGACTTATACACGCTCGCCCGCGAATCCGGCTCGTCGATGAAGATGAGCAGACGCTGCGGGATCGAGTTGAGCTGGATGTTGTTCATGTTGATTGTGTACTGCTGAGTAGTTCCCGCCGGAATCGGGTTGTTCACGGTAGTCGTGTACAACGTCGGCTCGTAGTACGGGTAGTTGTTGATAGACGGAATAATCTGAAGCGCATCCGGCGTCAGGAAGTTCATGTAGACATAGGTCTCGATGGTCTGCGCCGTAACGACAGGACCGGCATACGGAGGAACCGGGACGTCAAACGTATGGATGTCGTCGATTGTGTACACAGCGGCAGCGAGATCGTTGCCACCACGGCCACCGAGCTGGAGCTGAAGGTTCATTGTCTGCACGCCGATAAGGCCGGTATCCTGGTCTCCAGACTGGAAGAGGAACGGCGACAGGTACAGAGGCTCGCGGACGGTAAATCGCAAGCGCGCTGTAACAGGAGCGTCTCCTACACGCACAGGATTCTCGTAGATGACGATACCGACGATAGACGAACGCGATGTCTGCAACGGATTGGCACCACGCGGCGCAAACGGGGACAAATTGCTGCCGACCGTCTGGGCGTACTCCTGCGACAAATCAAGCATCGTAGCAGTCGACCCCTGGGCGATCTCAGACTGGCTAAGGCTGTTCGCGTACCGAGTAGTTGCGCGCCAGTACTGGCTGAGATTCTGCGAAAGCTGATCGTTGTTAAGCGACACCTGAAGCGACCGCGTTGCATTAGCAAGCGGATACGCACGAGGCCCGTTTGTACCTTCAGACGACCCAAGAGTAGTACCGACCGGAGCTCCAGGTGCGATAGTTGCGCCGGTTCCGTTGTAGTTCAACAAACGAGAGCCCTGGTTAGGCGTCCCCGTGAGAGTGACCTCGAACGTAGCCTCGATGACAACACGCCGATTCACGAAGACGCGCGTCGACGGGGGGTTGAGAGTGAAGTTGACCTGGTTACTCGGCGTTCCATTGCCGCCGTTCGGCTGAAACTTCACGAACCCAGTATCCTGTGGTCCGTCGAAGATCTGGTAGGTGCGGCGAGCATAGCTATTTACATCGGTTCGAGTGTCAACGACACGCTTAGTCGCGAGTGTCTCGACGGTAATCGACATTGGTTCTCTTTTTTTGTTTTGCATAATGGTACTACGAAAAAAAAATCAATAGGAGGTTCCTAATTTTTATTTTCGACGGAACATAATCTTTGCCGAAAACACGCCGTTGGGAGGAAGTTGAATCGGGTACGCATTCCCAGCATAAGATGTCCACCAGGCCTGAAGCGAGACCTGATAGATAGACTCGCGCCCTCCGAGAGAGATCATCCTATATTCAGCTGTCGGAAGGTACTCGATACGACTATGCGCCTCCATCGGGTTCTGGTCTTGCGGAATGATGAAATCCGTGATCATCGGAATCGAATTCGACGACGTACTGCCGTTCTGCCGGAATCCAACCGATCCGGGGATGGACTCTCGCTGAATCGGCATGGAACTGGTAGTCAGGTAAATCGTGCGGACAGCCGCCCAATTCGAGATCGATTTAGCGGACTGCTCGAGATAGACAAGATTGCCGGCAGGATAGTATGCTGGACTCTGTAGAGTAAGCGGAAGCCCGATTCTCGATGTAGCAGCAGTCTGTACGAACTTAGAATTCCACGTGAACAAGAGAACGTCCTTGTTAAGAGGCTCAGCTGGTCCTATGATGATCGACGGGAAAGCGTACAGGTACTTGTATGCCACCTCGTTCATGTAAATCGAGAAGTCGCTGTACGTTGTAGTGTAGTCAGGAGTAAAGTAGAGCCTGAAAAGCTGTGTAATCGGGTCCCACACAAGCTGAGGAGGAAACTGAGGCTTGGACCCGCCAATGAGAGGCCATACTGTGGTAAATAGATCGTTGATCATCTCTGTTCCAAGCGCAATGCTCTGAACGAACCCAGTCGGGTCTAAGCTCTGAACGTAATACGGACCGTAGTTGATTCCAGAGCTACGGAAAGTGAACGAAAGCTGCGTATTGTTGCCGGCGCCCATCGGGAATAGAGCAACCGGTAACAGGATCGAGTCGATGTCAAACCTAACTACAGACATCTCCCATTGTTCAGGAACATCGACGATCGCAACAGACCTACCGTCTTGAATGTCTGCCGTAATCCGGCCATTCGTGTTATTTACCAGAGTTGCGTTGTAGTAAATGACATCCTGGCTTGTCCTTGATTTCACGCTCATCGTTTTTTTTTGTTTATACAGTAGAGATAAAAAAACTAAAATGAACCGGTCCCTATCAGACAAAGAAATCACTGCACGAAGTGGTATGAAATGCCACCTATACAGAGACTTAGAGGGACAGATCCGGCTTCCTCCACTGCCCTTTTGTTTACTTTACGAAATGGCTCCGAATACAGGTCACTGGTGTCTCGTACATGAAACCGTGAATACAGACGGAACTCCATGCATCGAGATGTTCGATAGTTACGGGATATTCCCGGACAACGAACTGAACTGGGTAAGCCCATCGTTCAAGATAGGGTCAGGTCAACAACACACACATCTTCTTAGACTCCTAATAAACAGCGAGAGGCCAATCGCGTACAACGATGTAAGCCTACAAGGAAAAGGAACAAGTACATGCGGCCGATGGTGCATATTCAGACATAAGAACAGTCACATGTCGAACGAGCAATTTGTCGAAGAAGTAAAAAGGGCATGCAAGGAGCAGAAACTAAGCCCGGACCAATTCGTCTTGCTCAGCGTACCAGACTAAAAAAAAATCTGGTGTACAAAATGAAAATGGTCCTCACACACCGACCTCATTCGTTAGAATTCAGAACGTAGACTTCGTGCTCAGTCACAACGTAATTAGGAATCGTGAGTCCAAGACAGGTCCACCTGGACCTCGAATCAAGGATCCTACGAATCTGCTTAGGCTGCAGACCGGCATAAACCTTGAGATACCGCTGTACGTGATAAGCCGAACCGTTGAAGAATACCACGCGATTGGCCTCGTTCAAAAGAATACGAGACCTACTGTAGTCCATGAGCTGATGGGCGAGCGTGATCACATGAATCTCGTACTTCCTGCCGTTCGCGAGGAGGTCGTTGTTAAGAGACTGCACAGCGCGCTGTAGATCCTTGTCTTGTAGGTTGTCTGTGTCATCGAACACAACGAGCGACTGCTCGAGGTCGGTAAGAGTAGGAGGCTTCTCAAGGAAAGTCTCATCGAGCGGAATCTGGTTGATAGGGAGAATCTTGTACGCTTTTTCCTCCTCGTGCGTAGAAATCAAGAACACATTTCGCTTAGGATACATCTCCGTGTATTCTCGGATGTACTGCGCCGTGAACGTCGACTTGCCGGATCCGGACTTTCCAGCTACAAACACGCGCTCTGATCCCTTGGCAGGATACACACACAGTGTCTCTGAGTCTGTCCTGTACTCGTACCGATTCTTCTTGTTGTACGAGGCACGAAGCAATTCCATATGGTCCTCGAGCTCGGGAGGATAGTCCGTGCGGTCATCAAGTAGGGCAGTACGGATGGCCTTTCTGTGTAAAGCAGAGATAGGCTTTTTCGACGGAGCAAGCTCATTGTTTCCAAACAGCTCGAGAGGGTCCTGCTTAAGCTCCGATAAGC